TGCATTAAGTGAAAACGTCGGAGAATACTCCGTCGATCCTCAACTGCTTGCCATGCAAAATCGTTTGCAAGGTTTCGAAAATTATTTCTCACAACAGCAGAACCAGCAGCTAGAGCAGCAGGGTGAAGTCGTTTCGGGTGTCATCGAGGATTTCGCAACAGCGAACCCCTTCTATGAAGAACTCGAACGCGAGATGATCCCGATTGTTTCAGCTCTGCGTGAAAGTAAACCTGGACTTACAAGCGACCAATATCTTCAAATGGCCTATAAAATGGCTTTGGCGACCAATGACGAGGTTTCCGGGAAGATTGAAGTTGATCGTAAGGCAAAGTCTGAAACCGAACGGATCGCCAAAGCGAAGAAAGACGCGACGGCGGCCAAACGGGCCGGGGGAACTAACATACGGACAACTGGCACGTTGCCGTCTGGCGCTGCGAAAGCTAAAAGTGTGGATGATTTTATCGGAGCTTTGGTTGACGACCGCATGACAGCTTAGACTTGAAAGGTCTATATCATGCCTGCTAATAGCAACTTTACGGAGATTGCGGCGCTAACGTACCGTCATTTCAAAAACACTTATCTTGAAGATAATGTGTCCAACCATACTGCCCTGCATCAGCGGCTCACGGAGAAGGATCGTGTTGATCTCATCTCCGGTGGCTGGGAAATTCAGGTTCCTCTGGATTACGCAGAGAACGGCACTTACCAGCGTTATAGTGGATATGACACGCTGAGCATTGCTCAGTCCGAAGTGTTCACTGCTGCCAACTTCCCCTGGAAGCAGGTTGCCATTAACGTGGTGGCTTCCGGTCTCGAAGTTCGCCAGAACAGCGGCAAAGAAGGCGTTATCAAGCTCGTCAAAAACAAGCTGAAGAACGCCATGCGTACCGCTGGCAACAACTTCTCGACCGACATCTACAGCGACGGCACCACTGCTAACCAGATTAACGGTTTGCAGGCTCTCGTTTCGGATGCTGGCACGGGGACTGTTGGTGGTATCGTTTCTGGAACGTACACGTTCTGGAAAAACATCCTCCAGTCTGCGGCAGCGCCGTTGCAGGGGGGTGGCGCTATTACGCCAAGCTCAACCACTATCGAGAGCCTTATGCTCCCGTTGTGGCTTGCTCTGACGCGCAATAATGACAAGCCGGATCTGATTGTAATGGATGATACCTATTTTACATTCTTCGACAATAGTCAGACAAGCATCCAACGCTATACGAATTCAACTGATCTGAAGACCGGAACTACTTCATTGAAGTATAAGGGTGCAGACGTTGTTTACGATAGTTCGGCTGCTGGTATGCCAGATGCTCATGCGTATTTCCTCAACACTGATTACATCGGTATTTGCGCCCATCGTGACGCGAATTGGACGGAAGTCCCCGAGAAGTCGTCGGTGAACCAGGACGCGCAGGTTCTGCCAATCATTTGGCAGGGCAACATGACCGTCTCGAACCGTTCACTTCAGGGCGTTATGAAAGCCTGATCGGCGTTCATGCAAACTCTATTTCCTGAAAGGAAAATCTAATGTCTGACTATGAGATTGTTAACCCCATCATCGGTATGCAGAATATCGCTGATACCTCGACGACCCAGAACCAGCCGCTTGGCACTATTGTTCAGGCTGTGGATCGTGCTTCTACCGCCTACGGTGCCGGTGAGTTCGTTTATCTAAAGGGAGTCGCATCAACGGTGCTTGGCTCTTTCGTGACGTACAACGCCGACGACAACTCAACTGCGCTTTTGGCAGCTAATGCTATTGGCCCAACTGCTGTTTCTATGTCCATCAATGTTGCCAGCTCATACGGCTGGTACCAGATCAGTGGCAAAGCGGTGGGTAAGTGTCTAGCCGGTTACGCGGACAACGGTCTGGTCTTCGCAACTGCCACGGCAGGCAGCATCGATGATGCTGTTGTCGCTGGTGATCGCGTTAAACTTGCTAAGGGTGCCTCTGCGATAAATACTCCATCCACGGGGCTTGCTGAATTCGAAATTCAGCGCCCGTTCATGGATGACGCAACGGCTGCTTAACTTTAAGGGGGGGTGTCTCGGTGAGGCATCCCCTTCTTTAACAACTCAAAGGGAAAAAAATGGTCGAGATGTTGATGGAAGAACGGCATGGTTTCTATGTTGATTTCGAGCTTCGACCAGAAGAAGACCGCGAGCAGTCCATTGCTCAAGGAATGCCGATTTTCAAGGATGTTGAATTTGCTATCATCACTATGCCGGGCGGTGGTTTGGTGGTTGATAAGCAAATCACGGACGCGCTGCTCAAGGAGTGGCGGCACGGAGACAACCAACGCAAGCCGCCGTCGCCATTTGCTTTCACCGCATACGAGGCGTGGAAGGAAGGCCGGGAGGTTCCCGTAAATGGGACCGATCTGAAAAACTGGCCGGGCGTGACGCCTGCACAGTTGAAGACTTGCCAGAACGCTACAGTCCGCACGATTGAAGACTTGGCGGAGGCCAACGCCGATACCATCCGTAAGCTGGGCATGGGCGGCATTGCAATGGTCGAGAAGGCCAAGTCCTATTTATTGTCTGCCGAAAATAATAAGGCTTCGGAGGAGGTATCTTCCCTGAAGATCAGGATGGAATCTTTGGTCGAGTCTATTGAGAAAAAGGACCGCCAGATTGCGGATTTGCTGGAGCGTCTTGATGACGCCCCGAAGAAGCGCGGCAGGCCGAGAAAAGAGGAATAAATGACGCTTTTAACGATAATCCAGAATTCTTGCGATACAATTGGCCTGACTCGCCCGTCTGTTGTTGTCGCCTCATCTGACCAGAATGTCAGAACTCTTTTGTCGTTAGCGCAGACTGAGGGAAAGCAGTTGCTTGACCGTTTTTCCTGGCCTGCGACCCAGATAGAAAAGACCCACACAAGTCTGGCTGCGGAACTCCAGGGCGTTATGACGGCGCTTGCGCCGGGATTTTCCTACATTACCAGTTCGACGTTCTGGGACAGGACTTTGACGCAGCCGGTGACTGGACCTTTGACGCCTATCGAGTGGCAGGCTTTAAAGGCCCGCACAGCGACCGGGCCTTACCCCAGCTACAGGATATTCGGCGGGAAGCTCTACGCCTACCCAGCGCCCTCTGCGGGCAACACATGGGTGTTTGAATATCAGTCCACCTATTTCTGCCAATCCAGTGGCGGGACCAATCAATCTGCTTGGGCGGCTGATGCGGATGTCGGCGTTTTGGACGAGAACCTGATGGAATTGGGTATCGTCTGGAGATTCAAGAAAAAGAACGGATTGGATTATTCCGAGGATTTCCGATCTTACGAACAGAAATTAGCAAACGAGACGTCTCGCGCTGGTGGCAGGAGAACCCTCGATATGGTGTCGGGCAGCAGTGCTGTCCGGGGTATTTATGTTCCCGAAGGCAGTTGGGCGTAATGCCATGGGGCTATCATGCATCATTCGATTGCGTGTCTTGCCCAATGGAGAGGGTGACAAGTGAGAAAAACATCCGGTTATTTATCGATAATATCGTCTCCGCTATCGATATGAAATCGTATGGTGAACCGATGATCGCCCATTTTGCGACACATAACGCGGACGCGTCTGGCTACAGTTTTTGCCAGATGATCGAAACCAGCAATATCTCTGGGCATTTTTCAGACAAAACCGGTGATTGCTATATCGATATCTTCAGTTGCAAGGAATACGATACCGATCTGGCAATCGGTGCTATAGAGGATTTTTTTAGACCTGAAGAAGTGAAAATGAGATACTTCGAGAGGGGCGGCGCTTCGTCATTAAAGGAATAATGTTATGACCACACAATCTGAAATTGCGAAATGGTTCGAAACACTGCCTGAAGATTTAAAAAGGCGAATTACCGAATCTGTTTATGCTCCTGACGACAGTGATTTATATACAAACCCCGATGAAATCAAGAATAGAGCTATAGAGAGCGATGCTGCTCGTGAAGTCTATGATATGGAAACAGACGGCGGTGGCACAGCACCATTGCAACCGATAGACGTCGCACCCGAGGGTAATTTAATGGGCATGGACGGCGCACCCGAGGGTTCGGGGATACCCCTAGATATTCCTTCCGGGTTAAACCCAAATATTCCTCCTGGGGGAGACCCGAATATTCCTCTTGAGGCACCCCCGAATACGCTTCGAATGCAAGCTGGAACGCCCATGAATATGTCTCAGATGCAAGACGCTACGACAACTCAAGATGAACGACTACGGATGATAGATCAGTTAACGAGACGCCCCATCTATAAGGGTTATGGGGGTTAATCAATATGCTCCAGCCGATTACAGACAATTCCCGCAGAGTAAAGACCTCTCAAAGCGGGAGCATCCCTGCACCTGTGCGGGGTTGGAACGCCCGTGATTCTCTTGCAAACATGCCGGAGGACTTCGCGGTTGAGTTGGAGAATATATTCCCAAACCTGACAAGCTGCGATCTAAGGTCCGGCTTTGCGTCTCACTCGACCGGGAACGGTTCGGGCGCTGTTGAGACACTGGTCGAATATGCTGGGCCAGTTACTCGGAAGCTGATATCTGCGGCTGGGTCGGTAATCTATGATTCTTCTGCCGAAGGCGGCTCTACGTCTATCGCGACGGGCAAAACAAACGCCAGATGGCAGACTGTCATGTTCGGGACATCTGGCGGGAATTTCCTGTTTATGGTGAACGGCGCGGATGCCCCGATCTATTACAATGGCAGCGCCTTCGTAACCCCCACGCTGAGCGGCGTGACGGCAACGGGCATCGTAAACGTAGCAGCGCACCAGAGGCGGCTGTTCTTTGTTTTCAATAACAGTCTGATATTCGGTTATCTGCCCGTTGTATCTGTTGCTGGGACTGTTGCTACATTTGACATCGGCGGTTTATGCAAAAAAGGCGGCTACATTCAGGCGATAGGATCGTGGACGCGAGACGGCGGTGCCGGGCCGGATGATCTGTTCGTTGCGATTACCAGCGAAGGCGAGTGCATCATATATTCCGGGAATGATCCGGGCGTTGCGGCGTCCTGGAACCTTGTCGGTGTTTTCACTATCGGGAAGCCGATAGGCCGAAGGTGTCTTGAGAAGTCAGGTTCCGATCTGACCGTTATCACTCAAGATGGCGCGATTTCCTTGTCCACTTTCCTGCCGATCGATCAGGTTGCCGGGTCCGCTCAAGCCATCTCGACCAACATCCAGAATGAGTTTCTTGCGTCTACAAGGTTGTATTCTTCCATCTTCGGGTGGCAATCCATCCATTATCCGCAAGGCTCTTACTCGCTATTTAACATCCCCAAGACCGCTTTGCTGGCCGATCAATATGTCATCAATACGCAGACCGGGGCGTGGTGTAAATTCACCGGGCAGAACGCGGCGTGCTGGTCGTTGTTCAATGGTGACTTATATTTTGGCGCACAAGATGGCGGCATAATCTACAAGGCCGACACTGGCCAAAGCGATAACGATGCGGACATAGATTGGAAAATTAGACCTGCCTTTTCATATTACGGGTCAAGAGGGAACCAGAAACTATTCAATTTGTGCCGTCCTAATTTCACAACAAACGGCGCTCCTGCGTTTGCCATCGATCTGAACCTGAACTTCTCAAACATAAACCCCACGAACATTCCAACAACTCCAACTCTGAGCGTTGGCGTCTGGGATGTGTCCAAATGGGACTCTGCCGATTGGGCTGATGAAGTTGTCAATCAATCGTGGACGACGGTCTTTGGCATAGGCGAGTGTGCGTCACCAACCATTCGCGGTAGCACCAAATCGATAACCTTGTCGTTTACTGCATACGATATGGTTTGGCAGCAAGGCGGCGCTCTTTGATGGCTGGTCTATTTGGTAGTCCTGAAATACAAAGACTCGCAGAGGATGACCCTGAAGAGTACTATAAACAGACCCCATTTGTTCGCTCCTTATGG